AGTACTTTGGTCTAGTTCCACGAGAGCTTCTAAAAGACGCCTCAGAAGACCCTGAGGACGACGAGGAGGAGAAGTTAGTAGAAGACGACGAAGACACTAAGTCTGAGTCAAAGTACGTTGAGGCGGTCGTAGTAATCGCTAATGGTGGTGTTCTGTTGAAAGCAGAGGCTAACCCGTACATGATGCAGGATCGTCCTGTAGTGGCCTTTCCTTGGGACGTGGTTCCCAGTAGGTTCTGGGGTCGTGGCGTGTGTGAAAAAGGTTACAACTCACAGAAAGCTTTGGACGCCGAGTTAAGAGCTAGGATCGACGCTCTGAGCCTTACAGTACATCCTATGTTGGCTGTTGACGCTACTAGAATGCCCAGAGGAGCTAAACCTGAGGTTCGTCCCGGTAAAATGATCCTAACCAGCGGAGATCCTCGTGAAATCTTACAGCCGTTTAACTTCGGACAAGTAGATAAAATTACTTTCTCTCAGGCGGCTGCTTTGCAACAAATGGTGCAACAGTCTACAGGAGCCGTCGACTCAGCAGGTATTGCTGGTTCTGTCAACGGTGAAGCGACTGCCGCTGGCATCTCTATGTCTCTTGGTGCTATTATTAAACGCCACAAGCGCACACTGATTAACTTCCAGCAGTCTTTCCTAATACCTTTTGTCAAGAAAGCTGCCTACCGCTACATGCAGTTTGACCCTGAAGGTTACCCGGTAGCTGACTACAAGTTTAACGCAAGTAGTTCTTTAGGCATCATGGCTAGGGAGTATGAAGTTACGCAGCTAGTACAACTACTTCAGACCATGCAAAAGGACTCGCCGTTGTACAACACGCTGATTCAGTCTATCATAGATAATATGAACCTCTCTAACCGCGAGGAGCTTATAGCAGCTATGCAGAAGGCTATAGAGCCTAACCCAGAACAAGAACAGGTACAACAGCAGGTGCAACAAGCCCAGCTTGCTTTCCAACAGTCACAAACTGCGGCACTTACTGCACAGTCCCAAGAGTCTTCTGCAAGAGCAGTTAAGCTTGCTGTAGAAGCTGATTCAATACCCAAAGAGCTAGAAATAGATCGTATTAACGCCGTCACTAGAAACTTACGTGAAGGTGACTCTGATGATAAAGAGTTTGAACGACGTATGCGTGTAGCTGACACCCTTCTTAAACAACAAGAGATAAAAGGTAAAAACAATGCTAACAGACAGAGAGTTCCTAGCCCTGCTCAACCAAGTCAACAACCACCTCCAGCCCAAATGGGACCGCCTAGACAAGCTGGAACACCAGATCAAGGAGTTATCTAATGCCAAAAAGCAAGGACCCGAAGTTGTCAAGAGCAGGAGTAAGCGCGTACAACAAGCCTAAGCGCACTCCTAACCACAAAACTAAGAAGTTTGTAGTAGTGGCTAAACAAGGGGACCAAACTAAAACTATAAGGTTTGGTGACGCTAACATGACAATTAAGAAGGACCAACCGGCTAGACGTAAGTCTTTTAGGGCGCGTCACAAGTGTGACACAAGTCCACCCAGTAAACTCACAGCAAGATACTGGTCTTGCAAGAAGTGGTAGGAAGAACCAATGAAAGGTGTTAAACACTACAAACGTAACGGTTCGTTACACACCGGAGGTTCTCACAAGATGGCTGACGGCACTTTACACAGCGGTAAAACACACAACAAAAACAGTGTGCCGTTGTTCGACTTTAAAGATTTATCTGCTACAGCAAAAAAGAAAGTTAAAAAATAAGGAGGTGGTCCATGCCCAAAGTAGGAAAGACAAGTTACCCGTATACTATTAAAGGTATACAAAAAGCAAAGAACGCGGCTAAACGCAAGGCTCCACCAAGGCGTAAACCGGGCAAAACAAAGCGATAAACAAAAAGCTTGACTTTTGCCCATAAAAATGCTATAATATAACTATAGTTAAACATAAGGGAAACAATGACTCCTGAGCTTGAAACCTACTTCAACAACTACAATCAATTATTTAATAGCCAAGGTTTCAAACAACTCTTAGAAGAACTTGTTAACAATTCAAAAGAACTTTCTGACGTAAGGTCAGTAAAAGACGTAGAAGAACTCTTCTTTCGTAAAGGCCAAATAGCTGCTTTTGCAACTATAATCACCCTAGAGGATATGATTACGGTTGCTAGAGAGCAAGCCGAAGAGGAAGAAGAAGATGTATAAAGTTTACGATTTCCACTGCGAATGTGGACGCGTATTTGAAAAGTTTGTAACCAACGGTACTACAACCAGCAGGTGCGGTTGTGGCTGTGTGGCTACAAAAACCTTATCTGCCCCGGCTTTTATCTTAGACGGTTCTAGTGGGGATTTCCCCGGTAGACACCTAAAATGGGTAAGAGAACACGAAAAAGCAGGTAGCTAAACACACTCTCCACAATGATTATAATCACGGAGTTTAATTATGTCAAGAGCGACGTTGGTTGATCTGCCTCCTGAAGAGGAAAACGCAGACAACGTAGCAAACGAAGTAGAAGAGATTCAGCAAGAAGAAACTGAGCAACCTCAAGAACAACCTACAATACCAGAGAAGTACCAAACTAAAAGTTTAGCAGAGGTAGTTCAGATGCACCAAGAGGCTGAGAAGCTTCTAGGTCGTCAATCATCTGAGGTAGGAGAGCTTCGTAAAGTTGTAGATGACTACATAACTAGTCAACCACAACAAACAGCACCTCAACCACAAGTTGAGCCTGAAGACGATATAGATTACTTTACGGACCCTCAAGCAGCCGTTAATCGTGCTATTGATAACCACCCTAAGATCCAAGAAGCACAAGCATACTCTAATCAGTATAAAAAGCAAACGTCACTGGCTACTTTACAAAGTAAGCACCCTGACATGCAAGAAATTCTCAAGGATGAGAAGTTCGCTGATTGGATTAAAGCTTCTAAGATTAGGACTCAGTTGTTTGTAGAAGCTGACCAGCGGTTCAATTCCGAAGCTGCTGATGAACTCTTTTCACTTTGGAAAGAACGCAGGACAGTTGCACAGCAGACCGCACAAGTTGAAAAACAAGCGCGTAAGCAGCAACTTAAAGCAGCTAACACTGGCGGTACACAAGGAAGTGCTGAAGGAACCCGTAGAAAGATATATCGTAGGGCCGACATTATTAAACTTATGAGAACAGACCCCGAGCGATACCAAGCTATATCAGAGGAAATACTGACAGCTTACGCAGAGGGTCGAGTCAAATAATCTATTAGGAGATTGACACAATGGCTACTGCAGCATATCCCGGCGCGGCGGGTAATACCGCGAAAACAGAGGCAGCAACGTTTATACCAGAAATCTGGTCTGACGAAATCATCGCTGCTTATCAAAAGAACCTTAAACTAGCTCCCCTTGTCAAGAAAATTGGCATGAACGGCAAGAAAGGGGACAAGCTCCATATCCCTAAGCCTGTCCGTGGTGATGCAAATGCTAAGGCTGCTGATACAGCGGTTACTATCATTGCTAACACTGAAGGTGAGCTGACCGTTGACATTGATCGACACTTTGAGTATTCAAGGCTCATTGAAGACATCGTCGAAGTACAGGCTCTGAGCAGCTTGCGTCAGTTCTACACAGAAGACGCTGGTTATGCTCTGTCTACTAAAATAGACACAGACCTCCACTCTTGTGGTACTGGTTTTGGTAACGGCGGTGCAGTAGTTTTTGCTGCTGCTGTCGCACCTACTGACTACCAGCACACAGGTTGTTTCTTCAACGACGGCGGAACAACGACTCAGTACACAGATGACACAGCGGTTGCTGCTGACATCTTTTCTGATGCTTTCTTCCGTAACATGATTCAGAAGCTTGATGATAATAACGTACCGATGGATCATCGTGTACTTGTTATTCCTCCTTCTGTTCGTAACACGATTATGGGTATTGACCGATATGTATCATCTGACTTCGTAAGTGGTCAGGCGGTAAACTCCGGTCTTATTGGTAATCTGTACGGTGTAGACGTGTACGTGTCTGCTAACTGTGCTACTATCGAAGCTGCCGGGGATAACTCCGCATCAGCTATTGATACTCGTGCCGCTTTGCTCTTCCACAAAGACGCTATTGTCCTTGCGGAGCAGCAGTCAGTACGTTCACAAACCCAGTACAAGCAGGAATACCTTTCAACTCTCTTTACGGCTGACTGCCTGTATGGTGTTGAAGTGTATCGTCCTGAGGCTGGTTTCGTTCTCGCTATTGCCGAGTAACGGACTTTCTAGGGGGTCTTCAACGACCCCCTTTTTATCTCTATTCTACACTCCCTGAGGGAACATAGCTAATGTCCAACTATACTAAGACTACAGACTTTGAAGCCAAGGATAGCTTACCTTCCGGTGACAGTGGAAAAATCATTAAAGGCACAGAGTTTGAAACCGAATTTGACAACGTTGCAACAGCCATTGCGACTAAAGCAAACAGCGCCAACCCAACTTTCACCGGCACAGTAACTGCCGCTACGTTAGACATCTCTGGTAACGTAGATGTTGACGGAACTTTAGAAACAGATGCGCTTTCTCTTGCTAGTACTGTTGTTACGTCAACAGCAGCAGAGCTTAATATCCTTGATGGCGTGACGTCAACCGCAGCAGAGCTAAATATCCTCGACGGGGTAACTTCTACGACGGCTGAGTTAAACATATTAGACGGAGTCA